TAGCGGACCGCGGCGTGTACGGCTTTCCAGGCGTGATGTCTTCGATGCCGCCGCCACGAATCCCGGCGCCGGTGTGGAAGATGTACGCACCGTTCTTCGCGATGAACGTGGTGATGTAGGCGGCCGCGATGTCGAGCGGCAGATCGTCCATGTTGCCGCTGCTCTGGATCCCGATCGCTTCGTTGTTGAACACGAGCAGCGGAATCCGGCCGCCGCAGTTTTTGTCGTACTCGCCCGGATAGCCCCACGGCTGGCGCACCGGGCGGAAGTGGTACGTGACGCCGTTCAGGACGACATCGTCGCCGCCGAAATCCCGCTGATAGTGCATCGTCGCCGCGTCGATCCCCGAGTCGCCGTACAGCGCGCACATGTTCTCGCCGTCGGAGGTCGTGAGCGCGACGATGTTGGGCACCTGAGATTTCAGCCGGCGTCCGAGCGCGCGGATCTCGTTCAGGTCGCCGTTGAACGCCTGGCCTTCGTTCGAGATCTCGAACGCGAAGATCTTGTGCTCGCGCCAGCGCGCCATCGCCGCGAAGCGGTCCACCAGCTGCGCGCGGCTCTCGGGTGTCGTCGTCCAGTCGCTGCCTCCGAAGATCGTCCACTGGACGCGCAGCCCGTACGTGTCGTACGCGAGATCGGTGAGGCCCGCGATCACCGCGTCGTAGTCGGGCCACGTCGGGTCGATTGGTCGATCCGTCCAACCACCCAGCCCCACGGACCCGAGCACGCGGATGTAGTCCGCGCCGGCCGCTCGCGCGTCTGCGAGGTTCTGCTCGAGCCGCGCGCGGTCGAACTTGTAGCCCCATGGCGCGTAGAAGCACGACAGCCCGTAGGCGTTGAAGTCACCGCCGTCATCGCAGACGGCGTGCCTGTTCGCGCGCACGAGGCCGCGGCGCACCGGCCCAACGCCGCCCCCGCCGCCGACGGCGAGCATCAGCCGCCGATGGGCGTCCATCAGTCCCCCTCGGGCGCGTGCAGGGAGTACGACCGTTGCACGCCATTCCACGGCCGATCCGCGATGAGGAGATCGCCATGCGGGTAGAAGCTCTCGAAAGCCCCGCCCGGACTCTCGCGCCATTCCGCCTTGCCCGCGTCGGTGATGCAGACGAACGGCTTCCCGTTGACGGCCGCGTCGGTGCTCTGACTGCGCGCGACGGACTTGCAGCTGATCGTCCCGTTGCCGTTGTCGACGACCTCGCACTTTTCCGTCTTGATCGGCGGGACTTTCGACTCTCCGAGATCGAGGTATCGATACATGGTTCTCTCCGGTTGTGGGGGAATCGGTTCAGGCTTCGGAGGCTCCGGCTCCGGTCCTGGTTCAGGTTCTGGGGGCTCCGGGTCAGGCGGTTCCGGCTTCGGCGGCTCAGGCACGATCAGCCGCTGCCACACGATCGGCGGCCCCTGCCGGCCGATGTAGGACGCGCCGTCTCGAGATGCCGTCAGCAGCAGGTAGTCGGCCGGCCCTTCGCCCTGTGACAGCCCCAGGCACGCCACCACGCCGCCCTGGTGCGCGCGTAGATCGTTGTCGAAGCCGTTCGTCAACGCGATGACGTAGCCCTCCGGCGAGCCGTCCGGCTGCAGCACGATGCCGACGCCCTCCGACCAGTACAGCAACCACGCCTCCCCGTCGGCCGCGACCACGAGGCGCAGATCGACCGCCGCGAGCGTCGGCCACGGCGCCGCCCGTCCGTCCGCGCCGCCGGGCCAGATCGCCGCCCCGCCGTTGACGGCGCGGTACCAGAGCGCCACGCCGCCCTGGTTCTCTCGGGACGGCCCCGCCGGCGGCACGATCGTCAGCCCGTAGTCGTTGCCGTAGGTCGTCGGATAGACGACGGTCCCGTCCGGTGAGATGTCAGCCGCGCCGGCGCGCGGGATGTCCCCGAGCGAGCCGAAGAGAACCGCGTTCGCGCTCTGGATCTGCGCCGCCCACCGGCCGCCCCCGCCGGCGATGTTGTTGAACGCCCGCGGGTCGAGCTGTTCCAGCGCGACGCCGGCCGGATCGGTGAACGGCCGCCAGCGCCACACGCCCGGCCCGCGGCCGACCGCGGCCACGACGATCGCGTCTTCGGTTTCCCACGCGCCCCGGCCTTCGCTCTCGAACGGGTAGGGCACGCCGTTCAAGCTCCCCTGAATCCCGGCCACGCCGCAGATCACGTCGAGCCATCCGTTCAGCTTCGGCATCAGGCCACCTCCGGCAAGACCACGCCGCCTCCGGGCCATCGTGCCAGCCGTCCGTTGAACTTCGGCCGCGTGTCCATGTGGACGAACGTCCGATAGAGTCCCAGCCCGCCGAGCGTCGGCAGTTCGCCGCGACGCTGCGCCGACAGGATGCGCGTGTAGACCTCCCGCGGCGCCAGCGTCGGATGCGAGATGTCGAGCGCGCGCCCCTGGACGTGCTGACTCTTCAGCGCGGCCCCTTCGAGCTTCGAGTTGTACGCCTGCGTCCGGTAGCCGCTGAGAATCACGATGGGCTTGTCTCCGAGCAGCGCACGGACAGCCTCGAACAGCGCGGCGAGCTCCACGGCGCGATCCGCGCGCCACTCGACCGGATAGGGCGTGCGCGCCTCGTCGTGGCAGGCGAGCTCAGCCCACGAGAGATGTGCGCTCGGCCCGTTCACGGATTCTCCTCGCGCTTCATGTTCTTCGTCGTCTCCTTCAGCGCCTCATACTTCATGTTCAGGATCGCGACGTGGAGATCGCGCGGCGTCAGCATCTCGTGTCGGATCTTCTTCACGTCGTCGGCGGTCTCGGCGGTCTTCTTCGACAACTCCGTCAGCCGTTCTTCGACCTTCCCCCACGCGATCAGGGCACGCACCAGATAGGCCAGCAACGCCAGGCCGATCGCCACGCCGATCCCGATCGCCCACTGCGCGCCGGCACTCACTTCCGCGCCTCCAATTGCTTCACCCGTTCCTCGAGCACGGCGATCCGAACCGCGTGCGACCGCCGCACCGTGATCGCGTCCACCAGCATCCAGCCGACGATCGTCAGCAGGATGCCGATGAGTGCGCGATCGAGCTGCCGGCGTCGCTCGTCGGTCATGGTTACGCCTTGGCGAGCCGACGGATAGATTCCTTCAGCGGCTTCAGCGTCCCGGCCTCCGCGAAGTCGAAGTGCTTGACCATCCACTGAGCCACGCGCTTGGCCTCGGCGTGCTCGGTGCAGACGCCGTCCTTCACCAACGCGCCGGCCAGCGCCTCGGCTTGAGCCGCCGGCGGGCAGCACACACCGGTCATGCAGTTGAGCAATGCGTCGTCCATCTCCGTCACTTCCTTCCTTGCGACAGCTTCTCGATCGCGGCCTTCAGTTCCCCGATCTGGATCTGCTGCATCTCCTGCCGCCGCGTGATGGCGTCGATCGAGCCTTTCATCGTCGAGGACTGCGTCTCGATCGACGTCTTCAGCGCATTGAACCGTTCGTCTTGGGCCTGCGCCTGCGCCTTCGCGATCTCCTGGCCCAACTGGATTCGCGTGACGATGTCGCGGATGTCGGACTTGACTTCCCATTTCCCGGCCGCCGAGCTCGCGTACGCTGAGAGCGCCACGGAGACGATCAGGATGACCAGCTGCAGCGGGAAGCTCAGCTTGCTCGCGTCTGTTCCCCGACGTCCGGCCATGCACGCACCCCCTCTGGTTCGGCGCTACAGGTGCGACCCGGTCCATCCGATAGACCGCCGGGGGCGACTCAGAGCGCGACTTACCCTCGCGTTCAACTCCGCGCAGGCCGTATACCTGCGATGGGGGAGCCGCCCCCACTCGGTCGTGCCCGCGTGTTACTTCTTCCCGTCCGCCTTCGGCGGGTCGGGCTTCTTCACGTACTGCATCGTCTGGAGGTCGAGATCGAAGCCGTCCTTCTTCAGCGACTGCAGCAGGGTCGACAGTTCCCCGCGTGCCTTGTCGAACTCGGCTTGGGCGGCTTGCGCGCGCAACTGCGCCAACTCGATCCGCTGCGCCAGGATCGTGATGCCCTGCTTCTGCTCGACGCTGAGCGTCGGTGCCGGCTTCGCCTCCGGGGGCGCCTGACCAGCGTCCGTACGAACGACTATCAGCAGCGCGAGACTGAGGCTCAGCGCCGCGACAGCGATTCGATCCAGAATCCTCTTCGTCATCCGTCCCCCTTACCGCGGTGTGCCCGACACCGTGCCGGGCGGCAACTTCCCATCGTTGACGAGCACTTCGAGCAACCGCTTCTCCAGCGACCGCGTCGTCAGGTTGGCCGTGTTCAGCACCGACAGCCGCTCGGCCGCCTGTGTGCCGCGGTACTCGAACTCCTGCTCGAATCCGTCCGAGCCGATCACGCCGACGACGATCACCGGCGTCGGATCCTGCCAGCCGTCGAGATGAAACTTCGAGACGCGGTACGACGTCCGCGTCGTGGTAATCGGTGTCGTCAGGTCCAGCTGTTCCATCGCGACCTCACCTTCTGCCGGCGGCCGTGGCCTGCTCGAGCGCGCGGATCCGCGCTTCGAGTTCCATGATGTAGATCTGCTGCTGCTCCTGCCCCTGGTAGAGCCGCGTGATCATGCCGCCGGTGTGGCGCTCGGTCTCGAACTCGCTCTCCCGGGGCATCCAGGGCAGGCGGTGCTCCTGCTGCGTGATGGTCGACACCTCGCTCAGCGTGTAGAGCCGCCGCGCCGGCGGCCAGCTCCGCGTCGCCGGAACCCGCTGCGCATTCGCGGTCGCGCCGAGGTAGTACAACTGGAAGACCCAGTCGGTCAGCAGGACGTTGTCGTCGTAGACCGCGGTCGCGTTGAGCGTCCCCGACCCCTTGCAGCCGCCGGTCGGGGAGGCGATCGTGATGCCTCCTGCCGCGCAGAAGGTCGCGTTGGTGCCGTTGTTGGTCATCGCGATCCAGGCGTGATTCGATGTCGTGCCGAAGAATCCTGGCTGCGTCGACATCGTCGTCGTGCCGTTTGTCACTTCGAGATTCGCGGAGGCATTCGTGACCCGGAACAGCGCCGTTGAGACAGAGACGCGGGTGCTGCCCGCGAAATCGATCACGGGCGCCGTGAGCAAAATCTGCTGGTTTGCCACGCCGGAATTGAGTTCGATGCTCGACTCGGTCGTGCTGGATCCGCCGGCGTTATTCTCCCAGCCCTGCGCCTTGAGGATGACGCGCGCGATGCCGTCGGACGTGCCGGTGCCGACGATCTTGTTCTGGACCACGAGGTCGTCGAGCCCAGACGAACTCAGGAACCACATGGCGAAGACGTCGCCGCTCTGCCCGAACCCCAGACCCGTTGGCCGCGTGAAGTTGTAGGCGCTTGAGCCACTGAACCCACCAGGGGCGCCACCTATCGTGACGCCTGACGAGTTGACGGTCAGATTGGCAGAGACGAGCACGAGGTTCGTCCCATCCCACTCCAGACGGTTGCCGCTGCTCGGCACGCCAATGCGGAACCGCGGTGTACCGCTGTTGTAGTCCATCCACCAGCCGGTGCCGGTGCCGAACGCCGTCGCGCCAGCCCGGAACACGCCGCTCGTGCTCATGGAGAAGTCGCCCACGAGCGACAAGTTGCCGGACGTGTCGGCCGTGAGTTTATTGGTCGTCCCGTTGCGGATCCGAAGGCCGTTCGTCGCGTCGATCGTAATGTTCGTCGCGGAGGGATCCCCGAACGCCGCGCCGTAGAGATCGGACGCCGCGTAGCCGTAGAGCGATCGGAGGTTGCCGATCGCCCAGCGCGGAGACACCTGGTTGTAGGTCGTGCCGGTGCGCACGTTGCCCACAATCGTCGGGCCGCTGCCGGTGCCGAGCACACCCGCGACCGAGAAGATGTCGAGGTAGCCGCTGCCCGTCGTCCCCGTGCTGACGACGGCATCGCCCGCGACCCAGTTGTCTGCGCCAGACCCGTCAAGGTTGCGCGTCACCGTGTAGAGATACGCACCCGCACTCCCGCTCGCCGCCGACGCGATCGCCATCCACTCCAGAGCACCGTTCGCCTCCATGTAGACGCGATCCCCATTGGCGAAATTGTTGTACTTCACTTGGATCTGCGTCGCCGCCGCTGCCAATGGCGCGGTCAGCGTGTTCGTCGGAGCCACGAGAATCCGCCCGCCGATCGTCGCCTGCGTCGATTGCGCGACGAGCGTCTGCACCCACAGTTCCGCCGCGTACAGGCTCAGAAACCGTGCCGTGAACGATCCGAGACTCGACGCGTAGTTGTTGAACGGCAGGATGTCGGCCGTCACGCCGAGCACGTTCGTACCGGGATCGGTCGATACCGTGCCGATGCTGACGCCGCCGCTGCCGTGGATCCGGACCCTCTCGGTCAGCGTGGCGCTCCCGTTCGGCGTTGTCAGGAGTGCAACGTAGGCGCCCTGCACTGAGTCCGTCCATGTCTGCGAGGCGACGAAATCGACGGCCGCCCGGCTGCCAGCGATGTAGCCCGTCGCGCCATAGCCGGACGCGCCGACACGAGCAATCTGTTCACCACTCGCCACCGCCGACGGGGACGCCGCCGTGTTGTTCGCCCGGCGGAACGTCATTTGTCCGGCGTTGGCGAACGCGTCGACCTCAATGCGCGTCGATGCGCTGTCGGAGTGCCCGATCTGCAGCAGGGTTCCTGCCAGCGCCGATGGGAGAGACGCCGTATTCCCGTTGATCGTCGTCAGGCCGGTCGACGCGTTGACCGTGTGCTTCGTGGTGCCAACGTCGAAGTTCCCGCCGACGTGCATGGTGGACGTGAGCGATCCTGTCGTCGCGACCAGAGACGCCGCCGTCACGCTCGTCGGGAACGTCACGTCCCCCGAGCGCAGCGCCGTGAAGACGGTCGACTGGGTCACCGACAGCGCATCGTTGACGGCTTGGATGAAGAACTGCCCCGACTGACTCCCGACCCGCCACTTCTGGGTGTCCGCGGCCTGGTCGCTGTCCGTGAAGATCCAGCGCGGGAACGTCGCTGTCAGCTCCTGCTGCCCGGACGTGTAGACGTTCGCCGCGTCGACGCGCGGCAGGAGCGACCAGCCGGTCGTTCCGGTCCCTGACGTCTTCTGGTAGAGGTCGCCGGTGTCGGTGCGCAGGTAGGTGTCGCAGACGTTGCCGGTGACCGCGCTCTCCGGCGACCCGCTGCCGCTCGTCATCACGCACGATCCAACCAGCACCTGCGCCGACAGCGGCCGCGCGAGGCACACAAACAGGACAGCCACGAGCCACACGCCTCGACGTCGGATCATCGGAGATACCCCACCGCCTGGACGAACTTGCCAGCCGTCCCGGGCAACAGCTGCAGTTCGTAGAGCTTCGTGCCGGCCGTCAACGTGCAGGCGAAGACGTCGGTTTGCCAGGCCGTGTTCGTGATGACGACGCCGGTCCCCACCGTGACGCCATCGCTGACGTTCCGGAGCCGCGCCTGGACGGTCACGCCAGCATCGCGCGCGCGTAGGCGCACCGTCACCGTCGCGGCGACCGTGCCGCGTTCCACGGTGTCGAGCACAATCTGGATCGCGCTCGCCGACACCCAGGTCGGTGTCGGGCTGCTGACCGGCTCATTCGCCGCGGCCGCGAGCGTGTAGACCGGCAGGCCGCCACCGGAGACCACCACCGACCCGCCTCCCCCGCCAGCTACGACCACCGAGCCGCCGCCGGCAGACCACTGCTTGTAGACGTCGCCCCAGTACCCCTGCACGGTCGTCCCTTCGATCGCCGTCACCGAGCGATGCAGGACGCCGCGGCGCCCTTCAAAGGTCTCGACCCGCTGCACGAGAAAGGTGTTGTTGATGTTTCGCCGTGGCAGGTTGATCGTCTGCGTCATCCCCGGCCGGATACCGAGCGTGCGCGTCGTGTACTTGACGACCTTCCGCGTCAGATTGTGGGCGGCCAGGTACTGCGTCCCGCGTTCAGTCGCCGTGGCGTAGGAGTCCGTCTCCGCGGTGATGACGTCTTCCCAGGTGGACGATCCGGCCGCGCCGCCGACCTCGACGAAGTTGGTCAGCGATTCGTCCGAGCCGAGCGTCAGCGTGCTCGTCGTGATGGCGCCCTCGGTGATCCAGTGCAGGCTCGCGGTCGTCGACACGCCGATCGAGTTCCCAGCGGCACCGCCGGTGAGCGCGCGCACCCGGACCGCGTTGGTCGCATAGAAGGCTGCCTCGACCTGCGTGTGGACGGTCGTCGCCGACGCGTAGAGCGTCCCGGCCCCGGCGCCACCCGTGATGGCGGCGATCAAGTTCGTGAGGCTGTCGGTGATCGACGCCCCCACCTTGACGTTCCCGTTGACGTCGGTCAGGGTGTTCTGGAACGTGTAGGTCCGCGAGCCGATCGTCACGGTGTTGCCGTCGGCGATCGCCGCCCCGCCGAAACTCCCGTCGAGGAACGCGTACGCCTTGTGTGCGGCTTCGTTGAACCGCACGACCACCCGCGTGGCGTACATCTCGCGCGAGGGCTCGACGGTCAGGTCGTCCACGAGGTTCCCGTCGTTCGCCGCGATGTTGAACGGCGCCGACACGCCCGACGGGTCGTAGACGCGGAGCGCCTTGTTGTAGTCGATCGTGCGCGTCCAGTTCCCGGCGAAGGCCGCCAGGTCATCGAGCACCTGCGAGGCGACGACCCACTCGTATCGCAGTTCCGGCAGCGTCGGCCCCGGATTGACCTGACTCCCGCTCAACGTGACTCCGAACGGGGAGAGGTACGGCAGGATGTAGGTGTTGAGCGCGTCATAGAGCGACGTCCCCTCTGGGATCACGGTGTTGACCCAGCGACGATCGGCCAGCGCGTTGAAGTCCGCGCACTCGACCTCCTGGACGATCGGCGTGCCTCCATAGCTGTTGGGGTGCCCGGCTTCGCGGACGGCGGTGATGTTCCCGCCAAAGATCCGCGTGCCGTTCTCCGTGAGGATGACTTCGTCGTCGAGCGCCGGCCGGTACGAGCCGGTCAGCGACAGGACCGTGAAGTCCAACTGATTGCGAGCGTTTTGCTCTTCGGTGATGCGGAGCGATCGGTGCTGCAGCGTCTTGCTGACGCCGGCGATCGTGAGCGCGTAGGTCGCCATGCGTCACCGGGCCCCCCGATGCGCCCAGACCGCGTAGTCGCACGCGATCCACGCGCACACCACCATGAACCAGACCCAGGCCCCAGCGCCGCCGAGCGCCGCCAGCAGGCAGACTCTGGAGACCGACCACGCCCAGCTCGTGTCGGGACGCGTCATCGCGTCAGCCCCGCGCGCGTGACGATCCCGGGGATGATCGGCACCAGCCCCTTCCCGACGGCGCGCCCGTCCATCTCGATCACGATCGGCTGACGGAAGGAGGCCGGGGCCTCGCCGCCGCCACGTTCCCCGCCGCCGCCACCGCCACCGCCACCGGCGCCCCCGCCGGTGCCTGGGAATGGCGGCAACCCTTCGACCTGCTCACGCCACGTCCCGGCGGCCTTCTTTGTCGCGTCAGGCAGGGCGATGTTGAGCGCGTCGATCAGCTCCTTGAGCGTGGCGTTCAGCTTCTCCAGCGTCGTCTGCATCGACTCGCCGAACTTCAGCTGGTTGATGTCCTCGATCTTCTCGCCGTTGGCGCCGAGCAGTTTCCCGGAGTCGATCAGCGCCTGGATCCACGGCTTCATGTTCTCGGGGATCGCCGTGCCGAACTTCTGCGACTGCTGCACGAGGTCGTTGAACTTCTTCTGCAGCCCTTCGTCGCCGAGCAGCGCGTTCATGTCGGCGCCGCCGCGGATCAGCGTATCGAGGTCGTCGATGACGGACTGCCAGTTGGCGGCAGCCTTCGCGTTCTGGAACGCCTGGCCGAGCGCATCGGTCGAGATGCCGAGACGGTTGGCCGCCTCCTCCATCTGCTGATACGACGGGACGGCGCTCGCCGTCATCTGCGCGATCAGGTTCAGGTTGTCCTGCGTGAGCACCTTCGCGTTGGTCAGTTGCTGCAGGTAGGGCGTCAGCGCTTCCGGGATGCCGCCGCCGAGTGCCTGGATCTTCGACAGCGTGTCGCCGAGGCTGGTGTTGAACGTCCCCTGTCGCTTGGCGAGCTCGTCGAATTGCGCCCGGAGCGGATCGACGCCCATCGCGCCCTGGAAGTTCTTGCCCTTCAGCGCGCCGACGTCGAAGCCGAAGATTGACAGCGCCTGCGAAGCGTCGCCACCGTACTGCTTGTTCATCCCGCCCCACAGCGCGGCGATGTCCTTGTTGGCCTGACGCGCCTCCTGTTGGTACTTCGTCGGGTCGAACATCTTCCCAATGAGCGAGCCGAGGATCTGGCCGCCGAAGGGGATGAAGGATCCAATCATGCCGCCGATCGTTGACCCGAGTCCCTTCGTGAGGGCTGACGAGATCGACTTGCCGGTGCCGCCGCCCATCAGCGAGCCGAAGATGGACCCGCCGATCGAGGATCCGATCGCGCTGCCCCCCGAGGACCGATTCACGAGGAACTGCGTAAAGACGTTGCCGAGACCGCCCGCCATCGATCCGAACATGCGATCGAGGTAGGACGGGCCCGCCTTGGCGTTCCCGAAAAAATTCGACACGTCGCCGACGCGCAGCGTCGACGGATCGAGTCCTCGCGCGCCGATGAAGTCATTGCGGGCGGTGCCCGCGCCGAAGAAGTTCGCCGGCGGAAACGCGTAGGTGAGCGGGTTCAGGCCGTACGCCCCGAACCCGGCCGCCATCGGCAGGCGGGCCGCATACGCGCCGAAGGCCGCGAAGTTGGCGGTCTGTTCCGCCATCCCGCGCGCCGCAGCCTGGCGCTCAGCCGTCACGCGGAGCGCGGTGAAGTGACGCTGATAGGCTTGCGCGATCTCGCGCTCCTGGCGTTCCCGTTCACGGAGCGCGGCGAGTTCCTCCCGGCGGCGATCCGCTTCCTGCTTCTCGAAGATGGCCATCGCCTGCGCGCCCGACATTGGTTCGTAGGCGCCGGCGCGCGCCGTCGCCAGATAGCTCCCGAGCGGATGCGCGCCGCCGAGCACCTTTGAGGGATCTGGGATCGTCCCCAGATCGTTCGCCTGCCCGAAGCGATCCCAGAAGGCTCCGGCCGGGGTCATCGAGTACAGCCGCTGCAGGAGCTCGATGTCGAACGCCAGCTTGAGGCCCAGCTTCATCGCCCACTCTTCGCCGAGCTTCAGGAAGCCGATGAACGCGGATTGTTCCGGCGCGACGAGACTTTCGCCGATGATCAGCTTGACGGTGTTCCACGTCTCGCCCAGACGATCCATCTCGTCGCGCAAGCCCTGCGCATTCTTACTGTGCTCGATGTAGTAGGAGGCCGAGTCGAGCAGGAACTTGCCGAAGAGCACACCGACCGCGACAACCGCGCCGATCGCGCCGGCGAGCGCCGTCAAGGCCCCGACCGACAGCCCCGCGGCGCCCGTCATCTCGAGCAGCGCCGTGGCGACACTCTCGGTCCCGCCGGCCATCCCGCTGAGCCCGGCGGTGGTGGCCGCCGACGTGACGCCGAGCGCCTTTGTGGACGTGGCGGCGGCGGCGACCTTCTGCTCCATCTTCGCCGTGGCCTGCTCGACCTTGGAGAGTTCGCTGCGGTGCGTCGTGAGCGTGCCGGTGACCTCGTCGATCGCCTTCTCTTCCTTCTGCCACCAGCCGACGCTCGACTTGGTGGACTGCTCGACTTTCTTGATCTCCGCATCGACCGCACGGAGCTCCGCCCGCGCCTGCGCGCTGTTGGCGACGATGTCGATCGTGAGATCCAGGGCCACGCGATCAGGTCTCCTTCGGTGGGGGCGGCGGCGGATTCAACGCGTGATACAGAATCGCCAGCCGCCGCCACGTATCCTCGAACTCGCTCTGGGTCAGCTCCCGCGTCAGACGTTCCAGCACCACACCGCCGGTGCCGAGGTCCCCGGCCAGCCGCGTGACGACCTTCCGGTACAGCGCCCACGCCTCACGGTTCTCGGCGTCCAGATCCGCGAGCGCATCCGCCACGGGGCACGTCTCGCAGTCGAAGACCTCCGGGTCTTCATCGACCAGGGATTCGTCGACGACGAGACAACAGGTCGCCTTCGCCTCGATGACGTCGCACTGCCAGAAGTCCGCGAATCGTTCAAGCGCCGCGAAACGACTCGGCGCGTGCGTCCTCCGCCGCCGCGATGTCGTTTAGGCCGGCTTCGTCGAGCAGCGCCACCCGCCGCGGCACGTCCAGCAGCGCCTTGAACTCCCACTCACACGGCACCGGCTTCCCGTCCTTCTCGACCCCGCGCCACTTCTCGAGCACGTAGTCGAAGAGATCGTCCTGAATCGCTTCCTCGTCCCGCTTCCCTTCCGGCCGGCGGAACGTCCCCGGCTTGGTGTGCCGCTTGGTAATCTCCCGGTGCTTCTCCAGCGTCAGCCGGCGCACCGTGTAGAACGTGTCCTTGTCACCGCCGGGTACGAGGTCTTTGTCGCAGACCTCCCAGGTGTGCGATTCATCTTTCAGGACGAGCGCCATACGCCTCCGTGTGTGGGTTAGAACGCCGTGACCGAATTGGTCATGATGCGCTTGAGCCGGAACGGCATCGTCACGCCAGACATCCCGATCGGCGCAGACGATGGCTTCTTCGCGATGAACGTCGCCACCGGCTTCACCTGCGCGGCACCCGCGGTCGGCGTCTCGAAGTCCTGCAGCTCCAGGTAGGGGAACTGGTACAGCTTCGTGTACTGGTCGGTGGAGTTGATGAACGCGCCCGCGAAGGTCATGTCCGCCTTGAAGGCGGTCGTCGATCGCAGCGCCGCATAGAGCGAGTTCGCGCTGACGGTGTTCATGCGTGGGTAGCCGACCTTCACCGTGGGCGTCGGGAACTCGTTGTCGCCCGGCTCCACGATGGTGTCGGACCCCGTGCCGAACGTCTGATCCTGTGGACGTTCGAAGGCGAAGTCGAACGTCTCGATCACGATCGCATCGGTCGAGCCCAGCGCACCGCCAGACTGCACGTTCATCCGGTACGTGCCCTGCTTCCGGAAAATCTTGCCGTTCAGGGCCGGGAAGCTGGCGCCGTAGACCGTCGAGTTGATGTTGATCGACGAGATGTTCGTCGCCTTGTTGCCGAGCACCTTGAACGACGACTCGAGCACCCCGCCGTCGCCGAACGCCTCCGAGATCCCGTAGACCTTCGCCGACGGCACCTCTTCGACGTACATCGCGCGATCGATCGCGAACGTCGCGCCGAGCCCATCGATCGACGCGGCCGGGTCGAAGATGTGCAGCCAGCTCGTGACCTGGCCGGCCGCCGACGTCGAGATCGCCACCGCGGTGGGCGAGCCCGTGACCAACCCTTCGAGGATGTAGTTGTGATCCTCATAGCGACCCTGTCCCTGCAGGGTGAGATCGCACGGGTTGGTGTCGCCGATGTCGGCGGGGCCCAGAAACGATTCGCCGAAGGACCGGTCTTCGACGAACATCGGCGAGAACTTGACACCGCCGTCGCTCATGAACCGCGTGCCCTTGGTGACCGAGGCGGCTACGCCCCACGAGTTCGTGGCGAACTTCGCGAAGGCCCATCCCTTCATTTCACGGCCAGTTCTGCCAGGCATGATCGAGTCCTTCCTCTAGAGCTGGGCCTCGTAGTTCACCGGCAGCGTGAGCCGCAGGGTGACGTACTCGTGGCCGGGATCTTCTTGAATGGCGTGCCCGCGGCCGCCATCCGGAATGTGATAGTCCCCACTCGTGATCGCGCCATCCCGCACGATGGCCGCCGTGAGGCTGTGCACGTCCTTCAGGAGCGTGCGCCGGACCGTGTCGTAATCGTTGTTCGTTCGCCGCGCGACCCAGATCTGCATCGAGTCGGTGCGGTCTTCGGAGAAGGCGAAGCCGCCGTTGACGAACTGGCTCGACATCGGCGGAATCCGGAACACGCCGTCGATGTTGCCGTCAGGCTGCAGCGCGAAGTCTGACCAGCGCGTCGCCTCCACGAGGGAGAACGGCGCGCCGACGCAGACGGAGCGGACGCGATCGACGATGACCTCGCCCGTCAGCGGCCCCGGCATTACCCGCGCTCCATGCGGAACGGCCCGCCGCCGACTTCTTCGAGGGTCTGTTCGGATTCGCTCTGGCTGACCTGATCGCTCTCGTCGGTGTCGGTCTCGTGCCCGACGAGCGGCAGCGCGCGTTCGAGCGCGAGGGAGGCTTCCTCCCCGTAGAAGGCCGCCTTCTCGAGCCACGGGCCCGCCGCCCCGGTGGGCGCTTCGCGCATGATGAGCGCGAGCGTGCGCAGCGCCGCCGGCGCGCAGAGTGCCGAGCGCCGGATCGTCCCGATCTGCCCCGCCTTCGCGCTGGTCGGCGTCGACGACACCGTCAGCTTCACGAAATAGAGCGGATCGGACCCGTTGAGCGTGCGCTTCACCCAGCCCGTGGCGGCCGCCGCGCTCCAGGTCACCGACCCGCCGCCGCTGAACGTCTTCCCGGCGGTCTTCACGGTCCCGTCGGTGATGGTCAGCGCGGTCCAGGCGTCCGCCCAGTACGAGACCGTGAGCACCGACGCGACCGCCGACACGTTCTCGAACATCCGGATCGACAGCCCGCGGAACTGCTGCGTCGAGCCGATGTAGAGCGCATCGCTCGCCGGCGTGGCGAACACGGCCGCGAGGTCGACGTCGTCGACCGTGGCGTCCTTCGCTGAGCCCGTGAGATCGGCGTAGGCGGCCGCCGTGTAGCCCAAGACGGTGTCCGGTTCGAACCGCGTCCGCAAGGTCTCCGGGGTCACCCCGCGTGCCGAGAGAATCGGGAACAGCCAGTCTTCGAGTGCCTTGGCGCGTTTCTCCTGCCAGTTCGCCACGTTGAACGCGGTCAGGATCTTGGCCTCATAGGCGACGAGATCCGCGTCCGCGACCAGGTCGTTGGGGTGCCAGGTCATCAGCCGTTCACGACCTCACGCGACGCCGCCGTCGGCTCGAACGGTTCCGTCCGGAACGTCACCGGCGCCATCTTCGCGACCGAGTCCTTGATCCGGTGCTCCATGAGCCGCTGGAACTCGACGCCGTCCCGGACCCAGATCATCTCGGGCTTCGCGCGCGCGCCCTGCAGCCCGCCCGGCTTTCCGAAGAGCGAGACTTCCGCCTCCCAGCCGTGCCGCAGATGCCGCAGCGCCGCCTCGTACCACGGCCGCGCGATCTTGGCAAACTTGTGCGCCGGGTCATCGAAGTAGCGGACGAAGAGGTTGATGGCGTGCTGATACCCGATGCGAGCCCGTTGGGTCAGCTCGCCGCCGTGGCGCGCGCGATGGTGGTCGGCCTCGATCACGGCTTCACGCAGGAGCAGAACCTTCCCAAGCTCACGCGTGGGGAACGCCTGCTGATCCCGGAGCAGGAGCGGCTTGTTCCGGGTGACTCGCTTCTCTTCGCGCTCGTCCTCGGTCAGATACCCCGTGTGCGCGATGAGCGGATCGGGGAGGTCCAGCGCCGGCGCGATGTCCGTGTTTGGATCGCCGGCCTGGGGTTGTTCGTGAACGCAGCCGTAGAACTGCACACCGCGGCCCAGCCGGAACACCCGCTGCGGGACGTCGAAGGTGGGCGGCCCGTCGAGATAGACGTGCGTCTGATGCAGCACGTAGCCGTGGAAGATCGGCGTGTCGAGGAACCCACGCAGCTTCCAGCCGTGCTGCAGCAGCTCGTCGGCGTCGATCCACAGGAACCAGTCGCCCGAGCAGGCGTCGAGCACGGCGTTGCGCGCGCCGGCGAAGCCTTCCGGCTGGTCCTCGATCGGCGCGACGTCGATCACGCGCGCGCCG